GTACCCGTCCCGATACGTCCCACGACTGAAAAACGCCACATGGCTAATCCTCACCCACCGGCCGAATAGGTCCCCACGTAGGTACTCGTGATTCCGTCGCCTATTGCCAGGACAACCGAGCCCGTCAGGCTCCGGTCCCAGCAGGTGCCCGATGCCGGGGTCGCGCTCGTCATCAGCGCATGTTCAACAACGGTATCGCCAGCCGTCGCCTGCGTGTGCGTGGCGACGGTGGTCAGGGTATTGGTGCTGGCAACGTGCGTACCGGTTGGCCTTACGCTGCCGGTGTAGTGGTTGGTCGTCAGCTCCGCGATAGGCCCCGTGTCCGAGACGTTCTCGGCCGTCGCGGTAGTGCCGAAGGCGTGGTAAATCCACAGGGCGATATGGCTGCCTGCGCCGCCCCAGTCGGCCGCCAGGAACGTCACCCCTGCCGTGGTCACGAGTCTGCGCGACACGATCCCACGATCCTCCACCAGAGGGCCGCCATGTCGGTACGGGCTGTCTGGATGGCGCAGTACCTTGATTGCGAGCGTGCTCTCGAATACGAGGCAGGACGCGATGCGCTCGAACAGTTCCTCGGCCTGCTCGCGCGGGAGGTAGTGGAAGCACTCCCTTACGATCTTGCCGAGTTCGCTCTTGGGCTGCCAACTGCGCATGCGTGTCTTGAGCTCGTCAGGTATCCAACTGTCCTTGTGGATGATGTGCAGGCCCATGGCCGCCTTGTTGAGGTCCTGAGTTGCTAGTGCCATGAGAAACACCCCCTGAGTGATGTGAAAAGGCGCCCCACCAGCCGGAGTCGATACTGCCATGGATGCGCCCGATGCACCTTGATCGTGAGACGCCCGCTTGGTCGCAGGTCGCCACCTGTGTTCATATCGTCTCCCTCTCCAATGGGTTAGGGGCGCCCCGAAGAGCGCCCCCTTTTGCCACGATTAGACGCTGACGACGGCTGTCGCCTGGGTCACGCCCGCCATCTCGGGGTCAATCAGAACGATGGCCCCGTAAGCCGCACCAGCGGCAGAACCGCCAGCGCCAGTCGCGACGAGACGCAGGTACCTGAGCCGCTTCGCCAGGTCGATGTCCATCAGCTGCACGAGCGCGCCTATGGCCGTGGTGTCCTGCACGACGGCGGCGCCGGCCACATCAGCCCAGCCAGTGGAACCGTCGGCACTCTCCTGCACCTTGCAATCAGAAGTCGTGCCGGCGCCGGTGGGCAGGGCGCCGAAGAGCACCATGGCGCGCCGGAAGCCGAGGCAATCGGTCGATACGCCGTTGACAGCGGCGGCGGTGAGTGGGACACAAACGCCCTGAACCACCTTGAGGAAGGCGGAACCCCTGTGAATGTTTGCCATGATTAGGTCTCCTTTCGAGAGAAGAGGGGCGGTAATGAGCCGCCCCTCGGTGATTGATCGAGTGGGAATGGGTTACGCGCTGGTCTTGCCGATCTTCATCCTCCACGGCTCGGCCACCTGGCCGCCGAAGCGGATGCGGCCCAGCAGCAGCACCTGGTTGGTCTCGGCGTACAGCTCGGAGAGCACGCGCACGGAGAAGCCCACGCGGTCCACCATGTAGAACCCGCGCAGGTCGCCGAACAGGACGCTGTAGGAGTTGGTCGCCACGTCGGCCATGAACGCGCTCATGACAACGTCGTAGCCAAGCACTTGGCGGTTCTTCCAGCCAGCCGCAAGACCACTGTCTTGGAGGCCAGAGCCCCACAGGTACCGCTGGTTGCTGTCCTTGAGAATTGCGATAGCCTTGCCCGCACTCGTCTTGTTGAAGACGAAACAGGCCGCATCGTCGTACTGCTCGGGAAGGGCAAACGCAAGAGCGATGAGCCCGTCGCCAGTGAGTGCGGACGCGCTGCCAGAGTTGACCACAGCGGGCCTGTTCGTGTCGCCCGCCCCCGCATTGTTCATGATGCCGTCCGGCTGGCCGATGCCGGTGCCGTTCAGGATCATGTTATCTCTCAACAGCGTGATGGTCTCGTCGAACTTGCCAGTGCTCCAGGACATGACGGGGAATGCGCTGTCCTCAACCATGTCGTTGGTCAGCGGCATGGAGATCATCGCCGTGAAGATCGGGATACGAGACTGGCCGAAGACCGGCTCGGTCACGCGGTGAACGGTGCTGGAGGCCGGCACCTCGCCGGTCCACGCGACGCGCATACCGGAGGAATACACGTCGTCCGTGGCGTAGTTCACCCTCGGGATGATCAGCGCATCCCTAGAAGTCGTCAGCCCTGTGACGCGCCCCGCGAGCCGGGTGGGTGCCGGTTTCTTGGCGATCAGTTGGTTGCTGATTTCCTCGGGTACGAGGAAGCCACCCTGGGTGTCCGAACCCTCCTGGAGAGTCTTGAGCTCGCCGCTCTTCAGCGACGCGATCTCGCCCTTATTGCGGATGTAGGACCGGAACGCCTGAGCGTACTCCTTGGTTCGGGTCGCTGCCAGCGTCGGCGCGCCGTAGATGCCCTCGCCGTACTGCTCCTCGAGGCTGGTCACGTGGTCGCGATGACTGACGACGGTCTCGCCAGCGGGGGTGATACTCTCGATCGTGGCCTTGCCCGCCAGCGGCAACATGCCCGCGCTCTCGCCGGCCCAGGAGGCCAGGGACGCCGCGCTCTGATCGCGCATGATCGCGCCCTTGAGTCCCGCACCTTCCTCAAGGAGATGGTTAAAGCGCGCCGTCTCGTCGGCGCTCGGATTTGCCTTGCTGCGCAGCGACTCGAGTTCAATCAACACGGCTTGCAACAGCACTTGATTGTTCGGTGCCATGGTTATTTCTCCCATTTCTGCGGCAACAAAAAAGCGCTCCGAAGAGCGCTCATGTCATGTTCGGTTGTGTTGCCGCGTATAGTCTAGTTGGGCAGCGTCGCCGCCCACAGGGTAAGAAGCTCCGCATCCTGGAGCCGCCGCACGATAGCGGCTTTCGCCGTCTGAGGCACCGTGCTGTCGAGTAGGCCCTGGAGTTCCTTCAGACTGGCCGCCATGGTGTCGCAGCACGCCGCGATCTTCTGGCGGTTGGAGTCTGATAGAACCCGGCCTTCCTTGATCCGACGCTCGCTGAGGCCTTTCGTGCGCTCAGCCAGGCCGGCGGCCAGTCGCGTGATAGATTTCGCATGAATGCTGATCGGGACGGTGACCGCCTTCGCGACGGTCACGGGAACGTAGGTCTGCTCCTGCTGGACAGCCTCGCCCAGAACCGGCTCGCCCAGGGCGTCCACGGTGTAGGCAACGCGCCAGTAGGTGCAGTCGCCGCTATCCTGCTCGCAACGGGAGACGTAGGCATAGCCGGGGAATGTGGCGAGAACGTACGAGTAGCAGTCGGAGCCGCCGAAGGGCGACATGGGGTTGAGCAGTTCGTTCAGATCCTCGATCAGCTCTTCGTAACTGCCGTCCATCGCGGACTTGACGGCGGGCAGTGACTCGTGCAGGCTCGCCTTGACGACGGCCAGCGGCTTGGGAAAGGTCGTCTTGATGCCGGCCATGTCGAAATGTCTCTGTGCCGTCGCCACGTCCACCGTCGCCAGCAGGTTGGCCGGCGTCGGCGTGAGGCTGCCCTCAACCACAGGCCAGCGCTTGATTGCGCCCGACTTGTGGTCCACGTCCACCAGGTGCGCCATCGCCCCGCTGGAGAGGAACAGCTTGCCCGCCTTGATCAGGTCCTTGATGCCGCCGTAGTATTCGTTCTGTGCGTCGAGTTGGCCCTGCATCCATCCGCCGAGGTCCGCTTTGACCGTGAGGTCGTCGAACCATCCGACAGGGACGGTGCTGGTCTCTGAGTCCAAACCATGGCCATAGAGAATCGGGCGAACGCCGCCCTTGTACCAGTCCAAACAGAAATCGGTGTCGGGGGTGAAGTGCTCGCCGTAAAGGTCCTGCCCGTCCGGCTTGCCCGCCATCTTGAACGGCCCGCCGAAGGGCATCAGCAGCCCCTCGATGCGGGTCTCGGTCGTGTCGCCGTCGACGAACTTGACTGCTGGTATCATGTTAGCCCTCCAGCTTCTTGAGTATCAATGCTCCGGAGCCCGCGTCCCATCCAGCCACCCGGTAGGTCGCCTCGCCATTGGCGAAGTTGAATTGCACCGTCGCCGTGACGTACCGAGTATCACTCGTGCCCACGAGTTCGGGGGTCATCCCTATCATGTCGGGAAAGGCGGCTGCGGTTAGTTTGCCGTCCGAGTGACGAGTTATGATCATGGCGTCCATATCGACGAACTTGACCGCTGGTATTCTCATGTTAGCCCTCCAGCTTCTTCAGCACAGGAGCTCCGGCCCGGGTGCAATTTGTGTGCTGTGTCGGGTGCGCTTGGAACTGCTCGACGGTCCACGTCTGGCCGTTGGCCTCCCTGCAAGCATCGTCGAAGTCGGTGCCGTCGTAGATCAGCACGCCGTCCACAACACCGCTCGCCCTGTAGGACAGGGCGCTCCCGGTGTTATATGCGTTCGCACTTTCAGTTCGTGCAATTGCCAGTGAACGGTTCTTGTAGGTCTCTTCGAACAGCCCCTTGAGTTGGTCGCGCAGGTCGTAGTTGCTCGCCCCCTTCTCGAGGGCATTGCCGACCACGCGCCGGACATCGGCCTTCGTCGTGTCGTTCACCGCCGTGATCCGCGTAGCCAGCGTGTCGAGCACGGCCTGCACCTCGGCCATCGGTAGGTCAAACATTGCCGACAGCAGCGCCTTCACATCGTCCGCGCTGGTGTCGATGCTCATCTGCCAGTGAGCCGCTATCAGCTTCAACAGGTCGGGCTCAGCGTTGTCAGGCAGGAGCGTGTCGGGATCGAAGTCGTCCGGCAGTGCCGCCTTGAGGCTGGCGCTCTTGGTCTCGCCGGGCAGCGCCGCCACAACCGCCTTGCCGATCTTCGCCCAGTAGGTATCGAGCCGCGGCGCCAGGGCATCCCTCAACTGCGCTACTCGCTGCTCGTGCATTCGGAGCCACTTCGCGGCGTTGGGCGCGGGCAACGCCCTCAGACTACGCGGCGCGGGGAGCGCCATCCTGCGAGGAAGCATCCTCATTCCGCGAACGGGCGAACCCTCGTAAACTGCCGGCACCTCCACCAGCGTCAGGGCACGGACAAACACATCCCCGCCAGCGACGGGCAGCAGCCCCAGTGCCAGGCGATACTCGTTGAGCAGCACCCCGCCAGCAGCGAAGCCGGCGATGATCGGGGCAACGTACTGTGCACGCTGACCAGCGAGAGCTTTGACCTCGCCGGTATCGAAGCGCGCCTTGAGCCGTCCGGGATCGCCGAACTCGGGCACGAGGTCGCTCTGTACCTGGTCGGACAGCCGGCGCCACATGACCGAGAGCGTCGTCTCGGCAAAGAACTCGCGAGCCTCCGACATGTTGGCAAACGTGCTTCTGTCCAGCCCGACCTTGAGCCCCACGAGGATCGCCGGCACGCCGAAGGCACTGGATATTCGGCTCTCCGCTATCGCGCGCAGGTCCGGGAACTCCAACTGCTGCAGATTGTGGGAGAGGGTCGTGATCTCGCTATCGCCGCCCGCGAGACCCGACAGCACCGCCGGCTCACCACGGCGAAGCCCGCCGTAGGCCGCCTTGATGCGGTCCTTGAGCTGCTGTGCCGAGTCCTTGTCCAGGTTGGCCTTGGTTTTGATCAATATTCCCGGCGCGGCATAGTTCCTCAACAAGGCGTAGACGAAGGTGGTCGCCTCGTTGTCGGCGTCCACCTCCCTGGCCAGCACCTGCAGCGGACCATAGCCGCCGATCACCCCGCCAGTCTCGTCCCCCGGATCGGGATAGGTGAACATCATCACGTCGCGGGGCGGAATGCGCGTCATCTCACCGTCGAGCATGTAGCCGTACAGTTTGAGGAACGGCTCGCCGACGGAGGTGTCCCCAGGGATGACGCCCAGCCGGTCGGGACGGAGCGGCCACAGTGCCACGACGCGGCCTGCACGATCGCGTTCCTTCCACCAGGGGGCACGACCACAAATCTCCAGGTTCGTGACGGTCAACTCCCAGAACTCGAACTCGGTCTGGTACGGGTTGACGTACTCCAGCAGCAGGCGGAGCGGGTGTGATGGCGACTCCGTCTCAGCGCCCTCGTTGTCTATCTCGTATATCCGCAGCGGTGCCTCGGGGACGCTCGTCGCCTTGAGCCGCACACAGGCATAGACGATGCTGTTTTTTCGGTAGCCGTCGCTCACCAGCCGCAGGAAGTGGCCGGCCATGTCGGCCAGCGGCCAGTCGAGGTGTGCGATATAGTTGGGGATGAGCGAGAGGACCGTCACGGCCGCCCGCGTCATGGTAGCCCTCAGCCAATCGAGCATTGTTACCACGCCTCCAGCGTCTGCGCCGGTAGTGCCGCCAGCACGACGGCATCCCCCGAGTCGGGCGACCGCCCCAGCCGCTTGATAATGTCCTCTTTGCTCTCGACCTGTATCCCGTTTACCCGCATCATCCACCTGGCAGACGTGAGGTCGGCAACCAGTTCAGGGTCGGGCGGGAGCGCTATCCCGTCGCCACGGTCGGGATCGAGCGCCTCGCGGAATGCCCAGTAGGCGTATGCCCGCAGGTTCACGAACTCCAGCCGGCCCGTACGGTCCCGCCCCCAGGCGGAGTCACTGAATATGACCGCATAGCTGTTCGCACCCTGCTGCACGCACTGGTCGTAGACCGATGCGCCGACGCCGATCCCGTCGATGTTCGCGTATCCGCCGTCTGCCAGGGCCACCACCACCAGGCCCGCGACTATCGGACCGTTGGGCGTGGCCGATCCCGCATGTCTCTCAAGGGGGGCGAACCACGAGGCCCAGCGCCGTGAGAGTACCGTCTTGTCCTTGCCGCCGCGGGCCACGTCCACCCCAACGGCGGTCATCGCCCCGTCCGGTTGCCCCGGCGTCCATCTCGCCTGTGCCAGCCTCACCCACTCGGTGGGGATGATCTGCCAGGGGTCGTCGTCTATGCCGATGTTGAAGTCGCCGTAGAGCAACTGCGACCTGAGCGGTTCCGGCAACCCCTGGAGCACCGCCATGTATCCCGTTCGCATCAGGTGCGGATTGTCGGTCAAGCGAGCGGGGATGAAGGTGCGGCTACGCGGCGTGATTGTCTCGCCCTTGAAGTCGAATGGGCGGCCGTCCTCGCGTTCCTGGTCCTTGCCGTCGATAGTGGCGAAGTATCGCAGTTCGCCAGGCTCTGCAGGGTGCGGGTGGTGGCTGTCGAGCCATGGCGCCCAGTACCGAATCACCCACTCGCCCTCATCGGACGACGGCGGGTTGCTCGCGGCGACGATCCGGCATCGCTGGCCGGGGCGCGTCGTGCGGTTCCAGCCATTGACGAACCGGAACATGCTCTCCGTGAATTCCGTGACCTCATCCCAGCAGTTTTGTGATATAATTCCTCCCAAGGAGATGTAATGACATGTGCGAGATACTGTTAGATCAAACACTTCCGCCTCACCCGCTGGGACCATTTCAACCACGCGGACGAGGACGGGCTCCGTCGACACCTCAGCAGCCATCGTGTAGGGGTGGCGGAATTGTAATTTCCCCGCCGGGATACGTGATGGAATATTCGCGAGACCATCCATTTGCTGGTCTGGACTGCCGATATGAACAACATCGCCTAGTGATGGAGTGCGTCCTGGGGCGGTTGCTCCTGCCCGGGATGGAGATAGTCCATCACAAGAACGGCAATCGCCTTGACAATCGCGTATGCAATCTTGAGGTAATGCGGCGGCATGACCA